TTATGGGGTGGCCTGGCGCTTCGGCTTCCACCCGCACTTCTTCATTCCGGTTTCATTGTGTGCGCGGATCTGATCGGCCGTACCGTCTGACAAGACATCGGCCTTGCTGACGTAGATCGCCTTAGCCCAGTCGCAGCCGGTATCGATGATCCGCGTTCGGGTGATGATCTCCGGCTCTGGCTCAGTCGCGGGACCATTGGTCGCGCAGGCGCTGAGCAGACTCACCAGGCTGCCCAGCAGCAATGTCGATTTCCACATCGGTTCTCTCCTTCGCGGCGTCGGCGCCCGCGCGCGCAGCGGTGGCGTTTGCCTCAGCTTCCGATTTCTGGATGGCCGCGACCTTCGCATCAGCCTGCGCCATCTTCTCGCCGGCCTGCGCTTTAGTGGTCTGCGCTTGCTTGTGCCTGGCCCAGCCGAACACCAGCCCAAGGATCGCCAGCAGCCAAGGACCGGCCTTCAGAGCAATCTCGATCAGGCCGGCGGTCACTTGATCACCTCCAGTCGGGCCAGTGAGTGATTGCCTGGCCATTCCGCCGGGCGTGGCTTGCCGGGGCGCCAGGTGCGCAGATACAAGCCCCACGCACCATCCGGATCGTCGATAGACGGCAACCGCTTCGGATCGGTGAAGAGCAGCAGCCGCGCCACGCCAGCCGCCAGCACGTCGTCTGTCTCCATCGCCCGCCAGATGCTTTCGGGCAGGAACTGGACGCCACAGGAGGCGCAAAGCTTGTCCAGCCAGAACCGGGAGGCATCGTGCAGGTAGACACCCCAGACACCGCCGCGTGTTTGGCGAGTGCCCAACTCAAACTGCGGATAGCCCCGCGCCGGGCCGTTTCCGAGTTGCTTGCGGTGGATCAGCCCGGATTCCTGCAGACATATGGCCAGCACCATCACCCGGGCCTGCGGGGTATCCATCGCCGCGGGAAGAATCGCCAACGCCTTGGCCAGCGGCCCACTCACGAATTCACGCGCCAGCATCGTCGTTCCCCCTAGCTTTGCGCCGGAACAGCTTGCGGACCGTTTCCAGAATCGCCGCCTGGCTGACCAGACGGGCTGCGATCGTCAGAAGCAGCCCGATCACCGGCGCCCACTGCTCACCGCCTTTCGGGAAAAGCGCGATGAATCCGGGGGCCAGTTGTGGCCACTGGTCGGCAATGATCGGCACCGCAGTGAGCGCCACGGTGGCGAACAGGCCAACCCACACGGACCACCATTTCTTGATCTCCGACCACCGGTCGGCGAGAAATCTGTTCATCGCGTCCACCTCCGAATGTCAGGCCGCGCGCCCGCAGCGTTGTCCATCAGGTACCTGCGGATCTCTTTCACGTCGCCGCCGATATCGTTCAGTTGGTCCTTCACGTCCTGGCGCTGCTGCCGCATGTCAGCCTCGATGCGTGCGAAGTGCCCGGCGTGGTCGATGTCTTTGGCCTCCAGCGCCTGGACACGGCCGACCAGCCCGAACCATATGGCTGTGCCCGTGATGGCGCCTACCAACGCGCTGACGATCGCGCTGATCATCCATTGAAGGCTGACCGTGACGTCGAACCATTTGCGCGGCTTCTGCGTTTCGTCCTGCATAGTGTTCCCCGGTTTCATAGAAAAGGATGGTGCCGTCAGAACTCAGCCTTGGATCTGTCCGGAGATGACGGTGCCGCCGGAATACCCGGTGGTGAACCCGGAAACCGCGTTGCCCAGCAAGGTCAGGTAGTTGTAGCCCTCGCCGGAAGGGAAGGCTGGGGCTGCGAGGCACAATGGGGTCACAGCGATGCTGCCTTGGCTGGTAGTGGCGACGAAGCTGCCAGCAGAAGTCCCCATGGCACTGCTGATTGTCCCGGAAGGCGCATTGCTGCTGATCGTGCTGGTAATGGTGCCGTAGACCTGCGTATTTGCCCAAAACAGGAACTCCGCGCGTTCGGTTGGGCTAATTTCGACGGTGGATGTGCTGGTTGTGATTCGCTGGCCAGCAAAAGTATTGGCCAATGCGATAGGGCGGCGGTTGTACCAGTTGATGCAGAATCGCTGTGCCGCCGTATTGACGAACTGGGTAGAAGCGTTCGTCCGAACCATCCCGACAAGCGTCCTGGTGGCATCGCCGGACTTGATCTCCAGCCCATTCGTGCCCGCCGTGTGCGTGGTGGTAACGACCTCCAACGTCATCACGCCAGAGTTCATGTATGCGTAGACGTAGTAGGTGGTGCTCGCCGCCAGACCACTCAGCGTGTAGGACACGCCGGCAGCCGGCACCGCTTGCGGCACGCCATTGATGATCAGGGTGTTGCCGCCGTCCACCGGGTCAAGGCGGAGCGTTGTGGTGCTCGTGACACCGAGCCGGCACTGGCCGTTGACCACGCCAGCCGAAGAAGCAGCGACCGACACCAGTTGGAACTGGGTGCCGTCATAGGTCACCGTGACCATCGCACCGGCACCGGGGATATCGCCGGGGCGCAGCGGGTTGCCGCCGAGCCGGGTGATGTTCTTTGCGCCCAAGCCATTGATGTTCAGCGTCACCGCGTTGGTCAAGTTGGGGCCGATCGCCAAGAAACGGAACGTCTGCCACGCGACGTAGGCGGTGAACGGTACCGGGCAGGTGCCCGTGATCGTGTCCACCCCGGCCACGGAACTCAGCCCGAAAGGTGTGCCGTCGAACAGTTGCCGAATGAAGGCCGAACTGGCGCGCAGGTAGTCGTCCAGATTCGGACCCACCGTGTCGGTACCAAGCGGGGGATTGGAGGCTGCCGCCTGGTTCAGGTCGGCTATAGTATTGGGTACCGGCATTTGCTCTCACCAATGAAAAAAGCCACCCGGAGGTGGCTTGTAGACCATGGAAAATGACCTTCTGCGTGCCGCGCTGGTTGCCCTTGGCGGCGGCGCAGTGAACCAGTTACTGGCCCATATAGGCGCCAAAAAGGCCGCCGCTGCCCGCATACGGCAGCAAGCGCGGACGCAGCGGATTTACGACCGCTTCCGCCGCCTGGGTCGGTATTTCGCCGCCAAGCGCAGCACCCGCAGCGCGCTCGTCAAGGAATTGCCGAACCGAGTTCCGCGCCAGATTGACACCAGGAAGTGAGCCGATACGGCCGTTCATCTGGCCAAGCAGGTTCATGACCGCAGACGCAGTATTTGAGTTGTTCACCGCGGCGCCGGCCGGCTGGGCCTGAATGTTTGCCGCCACCCGCCCGACCGACTTCAGCGCGGCCACTTCCGCCGGCTCAAACATGGCCAGCAGCTTCGTATCCCCGATCTGCCGCAGCGCCTTGTTGTAGCCCGACTGCGAGAACTTCCCTACCTCATCACTGGCACCGCCCAGCGCCTTGCTCTTCAGGAAGTCCAGCACCTGTGCGCGCACCGTGTTCGCCTGCTCCGGGATGACGTTGAGCATCGATTGGAAGTCCCGCGCAGTGGCGCCCAGCACGTGTTTCTGGAAAAACTTGTCCGGCGCCATGTCATCGACTGCGGCTTTCAGCGCGGGATTGGATTCGAGTTGCCCGAAGCGGTCACGGGCCGCACCGCGCGCAGCATTGAAAGCGGCTTGCGCTTCCACACCCGGCGCCGAAGGCGGCAGCGCGGCGCCGGCCGGCACTACCTGGCTTCCGCCGAACTGGAACCCTTGCGGCGGCTGAGCGCCCTCCAGCGCGTCGCGCACGATCCCGAGCGCGCGCACCGTGTTGCCGTCGCCGGCACGATTTGCCGCCCGGCTGGCTTCTGCCAATGTGGACTTGATCTGCTCTGCGGTGCTGATGTTCAGGGGGATCTCGCCGGTGCTGACACCATTCACGATCTTCTGGATCTGCGGCGGGAGGAATCCCGTCTTCATCTCCTGGTCGAGCGCCGCCAGCGCGGTATCGGCAAAGCCTCGGTGATCCAGTGGGATCTCCCCGGCGTTCAGCGCCCGGGCGTTGCCGTACAGCTCACCGATGTTGTTGCGCAGGCTGGCGTCATACCCGCGCAGCGCGTCACCGAGTTGCTGGCCAGCGGCCATCTCACCAGGCGCCGCTGTGGCACCACGCGTATTCAGGGAATTGATCAGCGCGCGGTTCTGGGCGGCGAATCGGTCGGTCAGGGCGTTGCCGGCCCCTTCCACACCCCTCAGGTTCGCTTCCCGGGCGTACAGCGTAGGGTCACGCGTGGCCTGCCCCAGCGTCAGCGCTGCTTCGTCACCGAGCACTGCCCGGCCTTCTGCAGCCCGCAGCACGGCCGCCGGGTCGATCGTCTCGTTCCGGCGTAGCGCCCGGCTCACCTGCGCCCGGGCGTTGCGCAGGATACCTTCAGGGATGATCGACAGGTCGACGTCTTGCGCGGCAGCGGCGCGGGCCAGTGCATCCTCGGCAGCCGCCTGGTTCACTGCGTTGCGCTTGGCGCCGGACTGCATCACCCGCTTGGCTGCGTCCGCGCCCTTGCCAAGCGCCCCGATGGCCTTGTCCGCGACATAGCCACCGGCCGCGCCCGTTGCAGCACCCAGTCCGACCTGTGCCGCCTTGCTGGTGGCGAAATCATCGGTGTTCAGCACCGGTGTGGCAAGGCCCGAGATGGCCCCCTGCGCCGCCGCGCGCCCGGCCACACCGGCCGCCGTCCCAGCCCCGGCCATCGGGACAATCCGGTTCACCGGGTTCGCCACGTTCCCGGCGATGCGCACCAGGTCGATCCCTTCTCGGCCGGCGAGCTTGCGGGAGTCTTCGTATTCCCGGTTTGCACCCTGCACGATGTCATCGACGCCCTTCACGCCCGTCGAGCGCGCGATGGGCAGCCCGGCATCGGCAAGATAGTTGCCGAACGAATCCACGGCATTGCCTACGCTGTCCGGCACCGCCCGGCGCAGCAACTGCGCTCCGGCGTCCACGGCATCGCGCAGACCCATGAAAGCACCGCCGGCCGCCGATCCCTTCAGAGAGGACGCACCGGGGGACGGCATATCGACCTTCTTCGTCTGCTGGCCCTGCACGTAGGCAATAGCGTCTTGCTCGGTGGCGCCATCCGGCGCGTTCACCTCATAAGTGGCCCCGTCCGGGCCGGACACGCGGAATTTGGGCATCAGTCCACCTTCTTGGCTGACCAGCCGCCGGAAGCGGCCGGCGTTGCTGGGCCGGGTGTGTAGGCTGCCTTCCCGGCGTTGTTGCGCAGCCCTTGAATGGCGATTTCTCGGTTCCTCGCCTTCTGCGCCTTCACCTTCTCACTGTCGCCCGGCTGCGGGAAATACTGCTTGCGCGCGTTGTCGAACTCGGACGGTGCGATCGAAGCTCCAGATTCCTGCCGGAGCATCGCGTTCACAAAGTCGCGCTGCGCCTGCTCTGCCATCTGGCTTTCAGGCGAAAGCAGTACGTTGCCGGCCGCACCCAGCAGCCCTCCGACGACCGGGACGTTGGTCGCCGCGTTCTTCGCGCCGATGCCTGCCGGCGAGTACTTGCCCTGCAGTTCAGACAGCACCTTGTCGGCCTCGGCCGCGCGCGCACCGAACACGGCTGATTTACCTTGGAACTCTGTTGGCGCCTTGCCGACTTCGGCAGGGCCGCCGGGGATCGATTCGAGTTCGCCCTTCATGTTCCAGCGATAGCCAGATGGCGCACCCTTCAGCATCGGGTTGTTGGCCGGGCCGGCCTTGTCCATGGCCAGGCGCTGCTGGGCAATGCCGAGATTCGCGCGCGAGATGGCATTGCTGGCGATCTCGCCCGGCGTCATCGTCTTGTTTTGCGATGACAATTCGGAAAGCGTCGTGGGGTCGAAGAACCCGATCGATCCGCCGCGGTCAACTTGGATAGGCGCCTTGTATGGGTTCAGCCCCTCCCCGACCTGATTGCCGTACTCGTCCACCCCAACGGACTTCACCGATCCGTCCGGCATCCGAATCTCGACGCGATCCTTGATCTTGGCTTTGCCCCAGTTGCCGGACTCGGACAGTTTCTGAATCTCGTCCAGCGGCAGGCCGGCGGCATACGCCGCGCGCACGTCGATCGGGGCGCCAGAAGTCAGTGATTGGCGGAAAGCCTGCTGCCTGGCTGCCTGATCCATCGCCGCCTGCAATTGCTGCCGCTTCAGCGCGTTCTGCTGATTCTGGTCTTGCTGATCCAGCGCGCCCTGATAGCCTTGGATTCCAGACAGCCCACCAGCAGCCAGCGCAGGACCAGCAGCGCCATAGTTCCCGGTGTTGTTTGCCAGGATACCCAGGCCAGATGCCAGCAGCCCGAGCCGCATTGCATTAGCCTGGTCGCTGTCGGCGCCAAGCAAGAAGTCGAGTCCGGCCATGACTTACCCCAGGAAGTTGCCCAAAATGCCGAGCGTCGGATTGACATGGCGCGGCGAACCGCTTTGCATCAGGGACGAGAAAATCCCCCTGGTGTTCCCCCCTCCACCACCGGCCATCTGCGGCACAGCTACAGGCTGTTGCGGCTTTTGCCCCATGCCACCCATGCCACCCATCCCCAACATACCCATCGCCATATTGGCTTTGGCAAAGTCCGGGCCTTGATCTGATGACATCGACGGCTGTTGATACAAGCCATAGGCGCCAGCGTCCGGCATGTTGTTGGGTGGCATCTGGCCATTCGCGATGTTCAGGCCAGCACCCGGTCCACCACCAAAGGCCCCTGCAATCGGATTACCCACCGACTGCCCGAAGCCACCGGCCACGGGCGCTCCACTGAACGTGCCCGTCATGTCGCCGCCACCGCCAGACAATGCGGGGATCATTCCCATCAGTTGTGTCCAGTCCATCTCGTCCCCTTAGAAAAGTCCGCCCAGCAAACCTACGCCAGCGCCAATGGCCGTGCCCCATGGCCCGAACATTGAACCCATCGCCGCGCCGGATGCGGCGCCGCCCAATGCGCTCGCCGTGTTGCTCCGCTGATAGGGATTCGGGCTTGTCTGCGTCCGCGCCATGCCGCCGCCTGTGGCACCAGTGATTCCGCTCGCCAGCGTTTCGAGTTGCTGATACGGTGCATTCACCTGATTCAGCCATTGCTGATAGGCGTCGTTGAGCTGGCCTTGTTGCGCGTCGCGCTGAATGTCGCCCACGCCGAGCAGCGCCTGGTAGTTCTGGTAGTCGGTGTTGGCCAACTGCGGGGCGAACATCATTGCCTGAATTTGGCGCTGACGCTCCGCGTTGTAGTTCTGCGCGTCGAGCTGCTGGCCTTGCTGGTAGTCCTGCATCCGCATGGATGACGAAGCGTTCGCCAGCGCGTCGCCCAGTGTCTTGTTCTGCGCGTCCTGGGTTTCCTGCATGGCCGAGCCACCGAATGCGCCAGCGTTGCGGAACTGCGCCAACGTTTGCGCACCAGTGCCGGCGGCATAGTTCCGGGCGATATCTCCCTGCGTCTTGCCGATAACCTGATCCAGATACGGGTTGCCGATCGTCGAGGGCGCGAAGAACTGCCCTTGCATCGTCGCCGCCAGGTTGCCACGCGCCGCGTTGATGTCTGCCGATCCGTTCAGCGCACGCTGGCGGATCATGTTCATGGCGGTGTATTGGTCCCCGTTCAGACCAGCCGTCATCTGCCCGCCATACTGAGGCACGGGCTGATTCGACAGCGCCGCGCTACGATTCATCAGGTCGATCGCATATGGCTGGACATACTCCGGCAGTTGTACGGTCGTGGTCTGGTTCGCAGGCGCACTGCCGCCTTTGAATAGCCGGCGCCCCATAGAAAAGGGCCGATTGCTCGGCCCCTTGTCGTTTTCGTCGTACCACGCCGACGCGTCATCCATCAGAAAACGGCTCATAGGTCGCACCTCATCAATCGATACGCTTCGCGCATTCCCAATTTCCCAAGAAGCCGAGCCATCGACGGCCGGCAGAACGTTTGCACCTTCTTGCACCCCATGTCGCGCGCCACGCGACAGACCCATGCCAGTTCATCGGCACGCAGGAACACACGTTCCCCGCCGACAGCGATGATGTTCGCGGCCTTGTAGCGCGGGTACTGAACGATCTCGACGGCACCGGCAGCGATGATCGAACCGCCTTGCACGATCACCAGGATGAAGGCTTGCCCATCCATAACCATCTGGCGAATGTCTTCGGCTCCCAGCTCGTCCTCGGCGTGCTCCAGTGCCTGATCGAGGAATGCGCCAACCACCGGCCACGCCGCATCTAGCGACGTTGGCGCCAGGACGGTCAATTGCCGGTCAGGCATCGCATCTGCACCCACGTTCCAGGCGTCCCGGCCACCACGCACTGCCAGCCGATCACCACGTATTTAGAGCCGGCCGTGCCAAGTTCAGACGGGGCGGAATTACGTACCATGTCGCCGCGCTGGTGGTCGCCGGTCGTCGGCGGTGCCGTGGTAGCGTTCGTCGCGCCCGTAATCAGACCTTCTGACGTCGCATTAACCTGCGTCGCCATGTTTGCCCACGCGGTGGTGAGCTTCGAGACCATTTGCTGCAGGAATGGCACCCCTTCCGCTGCATTCGGCAGGTTCAGTTGCTGGGGAACACGCATGGGCTTACCTCGTGCCGTCAGGGACAAGAATCGGATCGAAGCCGATCGTCTCCACGTCCCCGGTGAAATCGAATTTCGCGCGGTGGTACCGATCGGACCAGAGCACGTCGAATTTGCCGTCGTCGAGAGTCGAGGCCACGCCTGGCTGCAGCGCGCTACCCACCGTCGAGTGGTGGAACGTCGAGCAGGCGCCGGTAACAGGGTCGAGCGAGCAGCGCAGACCGATGCCGGTCACTGTGCTGTATCGCCAGTCATCGCCAAAATCGCCCGTCGTGAGGCTGGAAGGCACGCCGGCACCAGTCATCTGCACCACCGTGTTGCTTGTGTCGATCACCGCGGGGACAGGCGAGGAAGCCAGCCAGAAAGGCGAGTCGTATGGGATCTGCGGCAGGACATCGTAGGTCGCATACAGCGCCCCAAGGCCGTCATAGGTGATCTGGGCCGATGCGTATTCCACCGCTGCCTGGATCGCCCGATTTGCCCTGCCCCACTGGTTGCGGCGGTAGTTGTAGACGATGCACGAGTCGACGGTGCCGTTCACGCTCGCATTTGACGGGTAGTACCAGTAGACCAGGCCGGCCACCGGATCGTGCTGGCCCAGAATCCGGTACCGGTAGGTGGCATTCAGGTCGCGGAAGAACCACGATTTGACCGAATCCCCGATGGCCTGCGGCCGCGTGCCGTCGAAGATGTAGAAGTTGTCCCAGCAGATGAACACGTGCGCGGTGCCGATCGAGACCACACATTCCTGGTTCGTCGCGCCGATCTCACCGGGGATCAGTTCCCAGCCCCACACAATCGGCGGTCCTTGGTAGCGGCCAACGTACATCGACCGCTCCTTGTAGGCGATCATGTCGGCCCCAAGGTTGCGCGCCGCCCGGATTTCGCCCGGGGAATCCAGCAAGCGGCCGGTTGCGCACTGCGCGGCTATGGATGGCGTCCAGACCGTGTGATCGTAGATGCCGGAGCACCACCACGCGTCGGGCCTGGCCCCGAATGTGGCATCCGACGTGTTGAAGGCGAACACGAAGCCCTGCACGGTCTCGATGACCAGCGCTCGGGGCGCGCCGGCGATGTCCGCAAAGGCGCCGGAAATGCTCGCCTGAATCGGATCAGCGCCGTTCGTCGCCAGTGACGCGTTCCCGAACTGGGCGAAGCGCCAGTGCCCATCCGTGATCGGCGTATAGGCGGCCACGCGAGAGACATCCGTCCAGGATGTGCCGTTGCGCTCGTATAGCTTCGTGCCGGTGCCCGCAAAGAAGCGCTTCGCGTTGTCCAGGCGGGTTAGCAGCGCCGCGCCAACGACCGGAGATGCCAGCGCCGGCAGACCGGCATTCACGGGCCCGGCCGCCGCGCGCATGCCTTTGGTCCCCGGAACCATCATCGAGCAGTCAGTGATGACCCCCGGCGTCGTCGGGTCCAGATCCGGCGCGAACCCGATGAACCTATTGAGCATTCCGCACCTCCAGCGTGCCGCCGGACCACTTGGCCTGATCGCTGGCACGCTGCATGTCGCCCATGGCGACCGTCAGCAGGCCGCGCCACGTCTCGATGCGTGGATCGTCCTTCAGATACGGCGCCGCTTCGAGCAGGGAGCCATAGAGGTAGATATCGGGCGCCGCGGTGATCAGCCAATTGGTCTGAGCCGTGGCCGATAGCGCCGGGATCTTCGCGTAATAGTCGTAGGCCAGCGTCACGCCGGCCGAGACGTCGACGTTCAGCGCGATCTGCGAGCCGAAGATGCTGAAATACCCGCTTTCGAACACCGGGATCGTGCCGTCCAGCAGCTTGAACTGGTCGCGCGTGATGAAGTCCTGCGGCTTGCCGCCAACGGTGGGCTTGCCGATCATCTCCAGCCAGTCGGCGGGCAGGCTATTGCGCTGCGCGGTCACCGACTGCGAATAGGTGGCCTCCATCTGACGGACCCGAAGGTTGCGATTGGCGCGGGCCTCGTACAGCGTGATGAAGTCTTCCGCTGCGGCTGCCAAGTCGGTGCGGTGCAGCCACCGGCCGACAGCCGCCTTCAGGTCGTCGAAGGTCTGGATCATCGTACGCTCGCCTTGTCGATGATGAAGTTCGAATGCGCCGGGTCAGCAAGGCAGCGCGCGAATAGCGCCTTGTCCTGCATCACGTTCTGGAACGTCAGGCCCTGCTTCTTCGCCCAGGCGTCGATCACGATGATTGGGATGGATGCCACATGCCGGTCTCCCATGCGCGTCTTCGTGCGGCCAGCGTTGTGCAGCGCCTTGGCGCGCTCCACTACCGGCTCGACGTCCTGCACGGACTCGTAGGCGATCTTTCCATCCTGCTCTTTGTGCAAAAACAGGCTGGAAATACCTTGGCTGATCAGCGTTCTGCTCATAAAAAAAGCCGCCCCATTTCTGAGGCGGCCCCGTAGCGGTGGAAGTTGGCGATCAGGTGAGGTCGCGGATGGCTGCGTTCGCGGCTTCGTTGTTGCACTTCAGGGTGTACTCGGTGTTGACCAGACGCTTCTTGCTGTCGCCGGTCACCGCCAGGTCGATACCCTTCATCGGGCGCAGCGTGAGCAGTTCCCACATATCCGGCTGGATCAGGAAGCACTCGCGCTGGCGCTGCAGGCGGCTGTTGATGATCGAGTAGCGGCCGAAGTCGCCCACGTACACCTCGACGGTGCCGTACAGCGTCTTGTCTTCGGTCTTGTCGAACTTCGTCGCGCCGCCGGTGAAGCCCGACACCGTGGCTCGCTGGCTCGACGGCACGAAGAACATCGACGGATCACCACCAGCCGCCCAGGCGAGCTGACCGGCCGTCTTCAGCATCGTCTCGGTCAGGGCGACCTGCGTGCCATCCGTGGGGGCCGTGTTGGTCACCGGATTCGGATCGACGCCGCCCACACCCTTCACGGTGTTGGTGGCGATCCAGCCCAGAACGCCGCGCGACTGGCCGGCGACGCCAGCAGCAGCAGCAATTGCGGTCGTGTTCTGCAGCGCACCGAATTCCATGTCGCGCTTCAGTTCCACCATCTTCTTGGTGTCCTGGTATGCGATTTCCGACTTGCGACCAGCCTTGCTGACGACTTCCTGCGTGCCGGTCACGGCGTACGGCTTCTCCGAGATCTGCGTGCGGTTGCCCACGCGAACGGTCGGGGTGATGGCCGCGATCGTCGCTTCGTTGCCCTGCTCGACCTTGTTGTTCGCGGCGGCGGCCAGCGCGTCGGTCTGCCATTCCTCGAAGACCGCCGTTGCCTTGCCCTTGCCGATGGCTGACAGGAAGGGGGTTTCCTCCGGGGAGATGTTGAAGATCTGGTCGGCCAGCGATTCGCGGTTACCGATTGCGGTCATCGTGCCAAACGAGTTTGCGAGTTGAGGCATGACTATTTTCCTTTGCTGTACGAGTGCGCCAGCAAGCGCGCGAAGCTATCCACGGTGGGCTTCGCCTTGTGCGCCTTCAGGTCGCGTTCATAGTTGGATGCCGGAGCGGAAGCGGTCTGCTTCGCCGGCTTGTGGGGGGCGGTCTTGACCTTGCCCACGGCCGCCGGCTTCTTCGCCTGCAGCTCGCGGAACCGCATTGCGTCGTTCAGCACGCGCAGATAGCGGGGGTCAGTGGTCATCGCCAGTTCCTCGTCCGAGAAACCGTATTCGCGCCCGGTCTTGTTCCATTTCTGCACCAGCTCTTTGCCGAATCCAGGGATGCCGTTCGGGCCGGAAAGCTCTGCGATGGCCTTCTGCTGGGCGTCTTGCGACGCCTGCTGGGTCTCGTGAGCCTTGAAAGCCTGGAACTGCTGGATACGCCCTGCGACCGTGCCCGCGTGCTGACGGAGCAGCAGCAGACTGTTCACCGCCGAGTTGTAGGTCACCGGGTCGTCCTGCTGGTTGATCTGCCCGATGGCGGATTCCAGCTGCTGGATTTGCTGGTGCGTGCTGTACAACTCACCGTGGTCCTTGGCGTATTCCTGGATAAAGCCGAGTTGCTGGCCGGCGTGTTTTTGGAACGTGTCACGCTCATGCACAAGCGCCTGCGTCTTGTGCCGGTAGTCCTGATCCCGCATATAGCCGGACTTCAGTTCGGCAACGGGGACTTCGAACTTCTCACCGGAGGCGGTCTCCCACGAGATCACCGTGTCGTCGGCCGATTCCGGGGTCTCCGGTTGATCGTCCTCTTCGGCGCCCTCTTGCGATTCCTCACCGTCTGCCTCGTCTGGCTGGCCCTCGCTTTGCGATTCCCCTTCGGGTTGATCGTTTTCGAGTTCCTCGCCGCCTGCGCCCTCATCGGACTCGTCGGCATTAGCCAGTGCACCGGCAAACTGTTCCAGCGTCGTGATTTCGTCCATCTGCACACCTCGCTTAGTTGCGACTCCACCAATGAAAAAGCCCGCTCGAGGCGGGCTTGGGTGGTTGGTCTTTCGCGGTCACCATCAAGGGCTGGTGACTGGCCCTAGAAACTCAGGCGGACGGGGGATTCCCGCCCACGATCAGATACTTGCCGCGCACCAGAGCGGTGGCTTCCTCGGCCGGCGGGGTCTCGCCGTTGGGGATGAATGCCACCTGGCTCCACTGCCGCAGCGCGAAGGTTTCGAGCGGCGTCTCGGACGTGACAACCAGCACGCCATCTTCCGTGATCGACGCTTTCATTCGTGCTTCGAACCGTCGCTGTAGGTCGCTTCGGCCGTCTTGCCGTCAGCCACCGGGAAACCGGCGTAGCGGCCCGGAAAGACGCGTGCCGGGGCGTCCGGGAAGGTGATGCTGGTCACCACCAGGCCATCAGCCTGGGCGGCTGCTTCGTGGCGAGTGATGAACTCGTCCATCGTTTCGGCTTGCTCCTTCGTGCGTGCCTGTGCCATTGCTTGCTCCTTCGTGCGTGCCTGTCAGAACGGCAGTTTTTCGCGCAGCCGGTCCATCAGAGACTTCTGCTCTTCCTCGGTGCGCAGGTGGTGGGCGGCGATTTCGCCGGTCTCGATGTGCTTGCGCAAGGCGGCTTCGAACATGCCGGCCACGCGCATGAAGCGGTAGACCTCTTCCCGGCCTTCCTTGTCACGGGCGGGTGACGACTCCCACGCCTCGCGCAGTTGCGACTTGATGCCGTCCAGCGCAGCGACGACAAGCGGATCTTCGAGAATCAGCCGGGCGCGGCCGGCGCGGGCCAGATCCTCGGCGGAGCGATCATCCATTGAAGCCTCCCATGTCCGGCGGGGTCATGGCGTTCTGCATGAACCCGGCCACGTCCTTGATGTTCTGCGCGGCTTCCTGACGGTCGGCGCGGTCCTGGTTGTCGGCGGCTACCGCAGCGTTGACCAGCGAATCGCGGTCCTTGATGCCCAGCGCAACCTCGGCCTGGCGCAGCTTCACGTACTCGATCTGCAGCTTGACCTGCTGGATGCGCTCGTCACTGGCCAGCTTCTCGCGGTCGGACTCGGCCTTGATCTTGGCTTTCTCGACCTCGGCCTGTGCCAGCACCTGCTCGGGGCTGGGTGGCGGCGGCTCCTTCGGCGGCGCCTTGCTCGGGTCTTGCCAGTACATGTCGGCGCCCTTCACCCGCATGGCCTTCATCAGTTGCATGATCGACTTGTAGATCGTCTGCTCGGTGGCAAGGCTCGACCCGGCCTGTATCGCCTGCTGCTGCATGGCGATGATGTTGTTCCACATGCCGATCAGTTCCGACTGGTCGCCAGTGCCCAGCCCGACCTCGATCGTCGCGTCCATCTCCGACGACCAGGTGCGCGGATCGAACTCGACCCACTGGTTACGCAGCCGGATCACCGCGGCCTTGTCCTGGTACTGGCAGACCACCTTCAGGCAGAGCTTGAACAGGTCTTTCACGCCCGTCTCTGCGAAGATGCGCGCGATCATCAGCAGGCGCTTGTCGCCCTTGCCCATGATCTTGGTCACGCCCGTGGCCGTCTTGTTCAGGCTGTCGGCGTCAAGGCCCTGGTTGTAGCGCGTGACGCCCGTGCGCTGCTCCCGGCGGGTGTCCATGAACTCGATGCCCTGCAGCGCCTCGGCGGAGACGTTCGTCGTTTCGAACGGGCCGGCGGCGTTGGGCGCCTTCATCCGCACCACGCCGCCGATCCGGTTGTCCAGCAGATCGTCCAGATTGACCTGGTTCTCCAGCGCGTAGGTGCGCGGGTTGTTGGCGATGAAGAGCGCATCCAGGTACTGCCGGGTCAGCGCCGTATTAACCTGCTGGATCGGCGCCACCGTGTCGGCCAGCGCCAGGCCGTAGATCGCGTGCGGGATGGGGATCGGCGTCAGCACGCAGAAGTCCGGGCCGTCGCACTCGTCGTTCTTCAGCGTCATGTTGCCGCCGCGCATCACATAGCGCCATTCGGCAATGCCGTCACCGTCTACGTCAGCCTGAACGAAGCCGCAGAACAGCAGCACCTCTTCCATGCTCTTATCGACCGTGATGTCCGAATCATCGAACTGCCACGTATTCGTGTCGTGCTCGGCCTGTTCCTTCAGCGACTGGCCGGTCTCGATGGTCGAGAACTCGTAGTCCTGCACGCTGTATGCGTCGGCCTTCTTGATGCCCATCGAGACCAGATCCGAGCGCGTGAACGGCCGGATCTCGCCCTGCAGCATGGCGTCACACAGCTTCGTCGCGCGCTTGGATACCACGAACGTCTCGGGGCGAACGTTGTCCACGCAGAGTTGCCCGCCGGGCTTCGTGACCTTGACCGACACGTCATAGAGCATCTTCGGCGGCTGGGCCAGCATCTGCTGCACCTGCGCGGCCTGCTCCGGCGCCATGGCATTGATGGCCGACGCGGCCTGCGCGCGCTGCTTCTCGTCTTCGGGGTCCGGGTACTCGCGCGAGTCGATGACCTCGATGTTGTCTTCTTCGAGCAGCATCGTAATCTGCGCTTCGTCCAAGCCGCTGTAGTTCTCCCGGCGGGCGTGCGACTCCGAGTTCCAGTAGCCCCGCACAATGCCGAGCTTGGCAAGCAGCGCATCCTTGAACCACGTGTTGAAGATCAGGAACCCGGGATTCTTCTTCGTGACCAGGTAGTTGATGTAGTCAGCCGCCTGCGCCGCGAAAGCCTCATCCTCCGGGCCGGTGGGCGAGAACTCCGCAATGTTGTCGCTGGCCAGGAAGATCTCCAGCAGGTCGGGAAGCACCGACTCGACGGTCTCGAAGACATCCCACGACACCACCTGCGACCGGCCCTTGACCTCGTTGCCCATGGGCAGGCCCAGGTAGTACTGGTAGTTGCGCTCGCGGTCGTCCTTGATGGCCGAGTCCTGCCAGAACACCGCCTGTTGGATCTCGTTGTCGACGAGTCCGTCGAATGTTTCGGGCGACATTTTGGCCACTATACGATCCCCGTTTCTCGATATGACAGAGGCGCCGAAACCTTCGGTTCCTCCCAGATGACACAGCCCAGCCCGAATGCATCGGAGCCGTGGCTGGCCCAGTCGTGTTCCGGCCCAAGGCCAATACCGCGTTCCTGGTCACGCTTCTCGTGGTACCAGCCCAGCGCCGCGCGCCCAGCCTCTGTAGGCCCTTCGTGGAAGCGGATCTGCGGGAACAGCGTGCGGGTGCGCTCGATGCGCGCCATTGCTGCGCCCTTGCCCTGGTTGGGCACCACCGTGACTTCGTACCCGGCGGCCTTCAGCGCTGACTCGTACGACACGTCGAACACCTTGTCCTGTGTCGACCCATCATGCGGCAGCCAGAACTGTGCGCGGCCTGGCTCGTAGCCTTGTCTGCGGCACCAGGCAATGTGTGCCTCGATCGGCTGGCCCACGGCCTCGTAGTAGTTCACCACTCGGATCTCGCGGCCGATGAACTGCTTCGCCCAGATGGCAAAGGCATCAGCCCGCGCACCGGTGCCGCCGATGTCGCACACCAGACGGATGGTCATCAGCGGGTCTGCCGGGAAGAAGCCAATCCGGCCTTCGTCCTTGGCGCGCTGCAGATGGCTGGCGAAGTACGCGCCTTCGAGCGTGGTCACGTAGCCGCCGCCCCAGACGTGGTCGTATTGCTCCGGCCGGTCCTTCAGGTCACGCTGGCGCTCGCGCTCCAGCTTGGCCGGGAACTTCGGGTTGTCCTTCCAGTTGAGCTGGACGACCTTGATCAGCGGGTCTGCGCTGAACCGGAACCGCTTCTCTACCGGCGCAGTCTTGCGCTTCGGGTTCCACGTCACCCAGAGTTCGGTGTTCCAGCCGTCGCCCTCTTCCCGCAGCGTCGGGATCAGCGTCGACCAGGCGCTGTCAGTGACCGGCTCGGCCTCGTCCACCCAGCAGATCAGGATCCGGCCCTTCGACTTGATCGACGCGATGTTCCGATCCAGCCCGGAGAATGCGAAGGCGATGCGCCCGTCGCGGCTCTTGATGTACTTGTCGCCAATCTCGTAGTAGGCGGCCAGCCAAGGCTCGTCCTCGATCGCGCGCTTGCACTCTTCCAGCGACGAATCGTCCAGCGAGTTCATGAACTGCCGGCCGCAGAGCAGAAAGCCAGAGATGCCAGCCTGCCCGAACATGTACCCGCGCACCGCCAGCATCTTGGCAAAGCTGCGAGTCTTGCCCGAACCCCGCCCGCCGTAAGCGCCCCGAACGTCAGCCGGCCCGGTGAATACCGGGATCAGCTTTTCAGGAAGCGCTATCTGCGCCGTCTGTGCTGCCACTCAGTGCCACCAGTTCGATCCGAGCTACCGTCTTGAGCGGGCCGCCGCCCTCTCCGGTCACCTGGAGCGGAAGCAGCTTGGGATAGATCGAGGTCCAGAATGCGCGCTGATTGATCTGGCTCTTCTTCGCCCACGCAGCCAGACCTTCCGCGCCGCCCAGCAGCATCGCAGCCCCAGCGATCACTTCCTTCGCCGCGCGCGTCGTCTTGTTCGGGATTCCTTTCGGACGTCCCTTGCCTGCTGCTGGCGGTTTCGCCTTTGGCTTCGGCGCGGCAGCATTCGTCACTTCTTTTGTGGTGGCCATGGTCCGGTCGATTCCCACATCGAAGTGGGTTGATCGCCTCTTTTGGTTACCCCAGCGCCTGATCGAACGCTGAGACGATTTGCCTTACTTGCCCTTGCCGCGGTACGGGTTCAGCGGACCTTTCGGCGTGGTCGACTTGACCGTGTTCATCGCCTTCTGGACCTGCTTGGGCGTGGCCGGCTGCGATTTGGTCGTGCTGGTGTTGTACTTCGTCGTCATCGACTTCTGCTTGGCCATGACAGACTCCAGAAATGAAAAAAGCCCGGCGCTTTCGCAACCGGGCTGTGTTTTTGGAGGCACCTCTGGCCTCTGGTGGCGGATTCTAGGCGAAGTTTCGGTGGTTTACAAGACCATTTCTGCATCCCACACAACGCCTTTGCGCCGGAGGATGGGTGCGATCGCCACCTTGGCCGCCTGGTATGCCTCCGGCTGGCGCTCTCCGGCGCGCGGGTTCCGGAATACCCTGGACCCCGACCGGTTGCGCTGCTCGATCAGGATCGCCAGCCGGTGGTCCCCATCCAGTTCGTCCACCGCTTCCGAGATCGCCGGCATCACGTACGCCTCGATCCGGTCGTCGATTACCTCGTCGGACGTGCGCCACTGGTCGGAGCTGGCCGACCGCTTGCCGGAGACGTCTGCCCTGGCGTAGCCCTCGACAGCCTGATATCCCTGCTCGCGGCAGAACCAGTCGAATAGCAGGTTGTCGAGCGCGTCGTATTCGTAGGACGAAAGCGCCGACTGCCGCTCTTCCCGCTTTGGTGGTGTGGCCGTATAAACCATGCTGCTCCCCGGTTACCCGTTCAGGGCTTCAATCGTCCATGCCAGCAGATCGACTTCGTCTGCCTTGATCTGCTTCAGCGCCATCCGGTTGCCGTGGATGCCGGTCGTGCCCCGGTGGTGTTCCATGCAGAGCGGCACGGCCAGCCAGTGCTCCGCGCGCTGGGCCATGCCCTGCCCTTCCCGGACGTGGTGGATCTCGGCCGGCGTCTCCCCATACCCCAGCTTCTGGCACAGGATGCAGCCCAGAGCCGCCACGCGGCCGAGATATGCGCTTTCGGCTTTCGTCATGTCAGTTCACCAACCCGGAGACTTGGATCATGGAGACGGTATTGACCGCCTTCCAGCCGTAGAACGCGCTGTTCGGATGCATGCCGTCCGGCTCGTAGGGGGCAAGGTCGGTGCAGTTCGGCTTCTGCACTCCCAGCTTCGCCAGCGTGCGCCAGTATTGCGAGACGATCGGCACCTGCAGCGCGGCGGCCACGGCATCCAGGGTGTTGACGTAGTCCACCAGCGCCGCCCGGTCGGCATGGCATGTCGGGTTCGGCTCCTGCAACAGCACCCATTTGCCATGCTGGCGCGCGATGTTCACCAGCGCAGCAATGTAGGCCGAGTAATCCCCGATCGAGTAGGCCACCGTGTCATTCATCCCGAAGTTGATGATCACGCCATTGGCCGTGGACGACGCCATCAGCAGATCCCACTGGAGGTAGAGACCGTCCGTGCCGTACAAACGCTGGCGCGCGGTGGCGCCGTCTACGCCGCGATTCACGACGTCGAACGTCTTGCCGGGATAGACCTGATGGAGCAAAGACCGAATATGGTCAGGCTCAGCGAGGCCCGGCGCGGCGCCGACACCGTAGGTGGTGCTATCCCCGTAGATCTCGATCCGGATAGGCGGCGGTGGCGGCGGTGCCTGGGATACCACCGGCGCGGGTGCGGCGACCGGTGTCGGACTATCCCCACCGCCGCCACATGCGGCAAGGATCAGGCTGGCAAACAAGGCGATGATGATTTTCATGTTGTTCAAGTCCATGGTCATTTGGTCAGAACAGTGATGCCCCATGCCAGAAGGCAGACGCTCACGATGACTTCAAGAGCCAGAATCCCCGGCGTGCTTCGCGGTGTCTGGCCCGTGCCAAGGCAAACCACCTTGGCCAAAACCCCGATGCCGAGCAGGATGCAACCCCACAGAACAAACATCGCCATAGTCACTCCGCGTGGTGAGTCTTGACCGCCGCGTGCTTCCACGCATCCGGGTCGTAGGTCTCGCCGGTCACGAACCGCTGCGGCTCGCTGTTGATGGTCAGGCGGCTCTTGAACGGGTAGTACGTGCTCTCCCCGTCCTGGTCGATGTAACCGCGCTCCTGCACCTGCCGCTGCAGCGCATCGAGAAAGTCCCGGGTGGGATCGTCGTCCTGCTCGCGGAGCGTGGCGCCGCGCACCAACAGCCAGCCGACAATGCTGATTGCGAGGAAGACGGTCAGCACGGCGGCGATGATCAGAAGTGGGTTCATGTCAGCCCCTCAGAAGAACGTGAACTTGACCAGGCAGACCGCCATGGTCAGCAGCAGAATGCTTGCGCTGTAGTCGAGGATGGTCATGGCGGTCTCCGGTGGGTGGCTACACTGCCGGCTGCGCCACGGCCCGCACCAACGCCATGATCCCGGTCTGGATGTCGGTCTTGCCGATGGCGGCCCAGCGTTGCGGTTCGGCGGCAAGGAAACGGTCGAACTCGGCCAGCGCTGCCTGACTGTCTTCCGGCGTCTTGGCGAACTCCAGTGCTGCACCGCGCTTGCCCTGCTCGGCGGTCAGCATCACTCGCAGCTCGTCTTGGAGCGCGAGCAACTCGGCGCCCTTAGCCTTGATGCGGTTCATCAGGTCGATCTCTTCCGCGCTCAGTTCGCGGTAGCCGGTGATTTTGCGGTGCTGGTTTTCCATGCTCTCTCCCTTCGGTGGTGGTTGCGTCAGGCGACGCGGCGAATCGTGTTGTGGCCGTTGCGGCCGGTGACTTCTCGATAGAGCCGTTCCTGTTCCTTGGCGCCACGGTGTGGCAGGTGCCGATCTTTGCGCTGGGCGTTCGTGTAGACCTGTGCGAACCGCGACTTACCGCGACGGGATGGGAAGAACATCGATTTCTCCTAGTGAACAGACTCGAAACTGACCCCAAACTCGGTGGCGGCGCGGGCCTGCACCTTTGTGAGGTACTCGGTGAATTCGCCGGCCGACATCTCCGACGTGGACTTGCGCAGCGACACGATCCGGCCGTCAGGTAGCCGCTTCTCGACCTTCACCCCGAACATGTCGGCGAAGTACTCGTGCCATGTGTCCTTGTCGTAGAGCCGGTCGTTCACCCACGCCTGTTCGGCGATGTCGCGCAGCACGACGCCCCAGTAGTACCGGTTGGCATCGCTAGACCGGCGCTTTTCTTCTGACGTGATCGTCACGCGCAGCGGCTCGCCGCGCTCCAGGCAACTCGGGGCATTGGCCTTGACGAACGCCACCACGAACGGCCAGATGCTGCCGCTCTTCAGGACGAATTCCTTATAGATTGGCGTGGCCATGGCTTACTCCGGGCGCGCGAGGCGCAGACCTTTGAACGTCGGGCAGTTCGATGCGCGGTGCCCGGTCTGGCCGCAGGTGGTGCAGTAGAGGGTGGGATCCGAGATCATGCTTCCTCCTTTCGCGCGTACTCCAGCAGCGCCAGCGCGTCGCCGTGGTTGTCGTCGACCACCTTGTGGCCACGCGCGCGCATCGCTGCGATGACCTCGGGCTTCTTGGCGTTGCCCTTGCCGGTCGCTGACTTCTTGATCGTGCCCACCGAGACCGGCACCAGACGCACGCGGTTGCGATCGGCCCACGCTTCCAGGTGCGCGAGGAAGCCGCCGTAGACGTGTGCCGCCACGGTGTTCGGCTGGCCCTTGGTGCCGTGCGCCATGACCAACTCGTAGTAGATGGCCTGCAGCTCTCCGGCCTGGCTCTGCCGCTGGCTCAGGAAGGCCACGAACTTCAGCCAGCGCTGCCCGGCGCCCTCATGCTTGCGCGCGGCGAACGACTCGCTGCCGCCGTGAGTCTTCCCGTCGCGAAGACCCATGGCCCAGCCTAGTTGCGTGCCGATATCGAGCGCCAAGATGTTGGCAGTGCAGATAGGCGTACCTACTTCTGCGGGCATTTCTGGGGCACTGATCACCGCATCGATAGCGAAAGCCACGTCTGCCGCAGTGGCAGCCAGCTTCCTTTCGTCGGCAGCGGTCACGGTGTCGAAGAAGTCGGTCATGGTTTGCTCACAGTTCTGCGGCCAGGCCGCGCTTACGGATTGCAGGGCCATGGCTCAGCGTCGGCATCGGGCCAGTCCATTCTTCAAACTTCGTCACCGCGCCGCGATAGAGCAGCGGCACGTCTGACAGCGCGCCATTCCGGTTCTTCCGAATCAGTACTTCGGCATAGCCCTTCAACTCTTCGTTGTTCGGGTCGTACATCTCCGGGCGGTGAACGAACATCACAACGTCCGCGTCCTGCTCGATGTCGCCGGAATCGCGCAGGTCGGAGAGGATCGGCTTCTTGTCCGGGCGGTCTTCGTTCTTCCGGCTCAGCTGCGCCAGCGCGATTACCGGAATGTCCAGTTCCTTGGCCAGCGCCTTCAGACCGCGCGAGTAGGCGCCGATCTGCTGCGTGCGCATCTTTTCCTCGCCCCCCGACATCAGCCCCAGGTAGTCGACGATCAGAACGTCGAGACCCCACTTGCGCTTGTGGGCTTTCGCCTTCGTCCGGACCTCCAGCAGCGACATCGCCGCCGTGTCGTCGATCGCAAAACGCATGTCGGCGATCCGCTGAACGGCGAACGTCATGCGCGGCCAGTCGTCGTCTCGCATCTGCCCGCTCAGCATCGAGGACAGGCTGACGCCGCCCCGGTTGGCTATCGCGCGCGCAACGATCTCCTGATCCGACATTTCCATCGAGTCGAGCAGCACGCTGCGGCCGGCGTGGGCGATGTTCAGCCCGATGTCCGTGGTCAGCGCCGTCTTCCCCATCGATGGGCGCCCCGCCACGATGACCAGGTTCCCGCCTTGGAAGCCGCCGTTGAGCGCGCGATCCAGAGACTTCAAGCCGGTGGAGATACCCGGCGCAACGCCGCGGTGATACCGCTCGTCTACGCGCTCCACGAACTCTGTCATCAGGTCGTAGAGCATCTTCGGGCCGTTGCGCACGCCGACCTGCGCCAGTTGGGCCAGCAGCCCCTGCGCCTTGTCCACGATCTCGGCGCCCTTCATCGCGCTCGGCGTCTCGACCAACTCCAGCACCTTGCGAGCAGCGGCAGCGGTCTCGCGCAGCAGCGCGCGGTCGCGCACGATCTCGGCGTAGCGACCGATGTTCGCGGCGCTCGGTGTGTTGTGGGCCAGCGCGTTCAGGTACGGCAGACCACCGATGCGATCGTCCTGGCCCTGCGTCTGCAGCATCTCGTAGACCGTGATCACGTCGGCCGGCTTGTTTGCCGACACCAGACGCACGATTGCCGAGAAAACCATGCGGTGGTCGTCGCGCCAGAAGTGCGCCACGTCCAGCCCGTTGAGGCGGTCTACCGCGTCGTTGTCGAGCAGCAGCCCACCGAGCACAGCCTGTTCGGCTTCGTCGCTGTGCAGCGCGCGCGGTTGCGGCAGGTCGTGAGGGGCGTTCATGCGGCTTCCCCTTCGTGGTACTTGCCCTCGCGGATCTTTGTGAAGTTCGATGCCTTCAGCATCCATTCGAGATCGGCAACGAAAGGCTTACGACCGTCACGGCCTTCAGCCCGGCCGGTCAGGAATGCGGACTGCCCGACATACGCGAAAAATTTCCGCCAATAGGCCAGGCTCTGGCGCTTAGGGTCTTCGTTCCAGCGGGTTCGCAGTGCCTGGGCACGTGCAGGACCCCAGTCGACAACGGTCGGGCACGTCGGCAGCAGCTCGTGGTAAAGCGCGATGATCTGCTGATGTGGGCAGTCAGGCTTCCCAGGCCTTGCCGGTTTCTCGTTCGAATGGGCAAGGAACAGGTCGGCAGCAGGGCTGTCGACGACTACTCCGTCAGGAGTAGTTGTAGGTATATCTGGTGTCTGGGTAGTGGTGTCTGGTGTCTGGGTAGCCGTTGCAGGCGTTGCAGGTGCCGTTTCAGGTAACGGCTGCAAACCTGTTTCAGGTCCCGTTGCAGACAGGTTCGAAACCATGTCCCGCAACTCCCCCATGCTGATGTTCCATGGTGCGTGCAAGCCGGCGTCTGTCAGGGCCTTAAACAGCCGGGAACGCTCTTCCCTATGGCGTTTCAGGCGATTGTCCTCGTTGACCTTCTTCAGCTCGCGCTCCGGCTCGTTGGCCAGAAATTTCGACAGGTCGGCGTCGCACCGTTTCTGATGCCACCCGTCGTCTTCGAGAAGAAAAAATTCTCCGAGCACGGTGATCACCGCAGATTTTTCTTCCCGAGTGCGTGCACGAACCAGGCGCTGAATTGCCGGAATGTCGTTCGGCAACGGCTTTTCCGTCGAGTAGTACTTCCGGATCAAACGGCTGTAGATGCCGTCTTCACAGGCGGTCAGATGGGCCGTGGCTTCGTCGTAGTCGCCAATGTGGTGCTCGTAGTAGTTCACTCTGAACCCTCCCCACGCGCTGCGGCTTCGATCTTGGCCAAGCGGTAAGAGAATCCAAAAAAATGGTCTTCCAGCGCGCGTGAAATAGCAGCTGAATCGCTAGTGATCCCCGTCATCTGCTTGTAGACCTGCAGGCCGGTGTAGACCTCATCCGACAGCATGGTCTTCACCTGATTGCGATACACGGCGCGTCGCTTCATTACTTGCCCCTAGTGCTTCGTGTTCTGCTCAGCCAGCAGGTCGAGGTATCCGACCGTGGCAAATGCCTGGGCGATACGTGGGTTCTGCATGGCCTCGGTCAGCGCCTTGGTCAACAGCACGTCATCTCCCCCGCCCTTCTCCATCGCGTCTTCCATGGCTTGCGTGGCCAGGGCGATCGCTTCCTTTTCGTTCATGCACCCCTCGCTGCCAGCACCGCTTCCATGATCGTCAGCGCCCCGCGGTGCATGAGGTACTGGCTGAGAATCCGATTGCCCAGCACACGCTCCACGTCGGCGATCTTCTCGGCCGGCATCGAGCGGCGCGGATTGCCCTTCGTGTTGAGCGGTTCTCGCTGGAAGTAGTCGGACACATGCTGGTGGTAGAGATCGGCCGCTACAGCCAGAGCCTGCAAGGTCATGCCGGGTTGAGCGCGGCGCTCCCAAGCCAGGACGCAGGCATCACGGAAAGTCCCGCAGCTTGCGATCTCGGCTTCGGACAAAAAACGGCCCGCGCCATGTGTGTAATATCCCTGAGACCCAGTACCGGCGCCGGTTCCCGGCTTTTCGGCTACCCGCATTTCTTCTTCTCCTGATTGCGAAATTCAATCGATTCCACAGTTGCTTCCACAGTTGGCCAGCAGGCCAAATAAAGACGTCGCTAAGGACGTCTGAGTTGATCGGTCAGGCAGCGATGGCCTCGCCCCAGATGTCCGGGCGAAGTTCAGCGAGCGTGAACCGGGGTTCGTTGGCGACCAGCTTTTTGGCCAGCTCAGGACTCGGCTTACGGCGGCCTTGAGCGCAGTGACGGAGGTACTCGTCGCTGGTGTCGCATGCCACGGCAAGGGCCAGGCGGTGCTTACGCTTGGTGACGTCGAAGTAGGTTTTCATGTCCATGGTTTGACTCGCAAAGTGGTCCTGCTTCAGTACTTTAGCACAGTGATACGTTACGTCAATCCGATTGCTTGTATATCAACCCGATACGAGCCGCTAATTTCCGCACCATGACGAAGGTAAAAACGAACGCTGAAATTCGACGGGAGAACGCCCGAGTGCTTGCTGGCGAAGTTGGCCAGCCGGCAGATCTCGCGCGGCGGCTCGGCATGTCCGACTCACAGATGGGTCAACTGATCGGGAAAAACCCTGTCCGAAACATCGGGCCGAGGGTGGCGAGACGGATGGAAGAAGCCTGTGGAAAACCCGAAGGTTGGTTGGATGTCGAACACAGCGCGGTAAAGCCCGGCTCGTTGCGAGATTTACAACTTCAGGAGGCCGCGAAGATCATGCACGGCCTGGGTGACGCCGAGCTTTCCCGAGCGCTGAGCTGGCTTCAGGGGCTTTCGCAAGAAAGAGACAGGGAGGGTAGCAGCCTGTCATTCACTGGCGCGCATCCTGTCGAGAAACAGCGGTCTTTCAAGTGATTTACATCAGACTTAAGCACCGCTTTGTAGCGTTACGATAAAGCCGCATGTATTAATTACCCCACAACTGGCCGGCCAATCGCAGCCGGCATTGTCGGGGTCACATGTCGAATGTCATCGATCTCTCGCTGCATCGTGCCAAGCGCACGCGGCCTGCCGGGGATGACGTGCGCGCCAATCCGCCGGATCAGATCCGGATCCAATGGCGCCAGGATGGCAGCTACGAAGTAACCATCAGCGGTATCTACGCCACGTCGCTCCCCATCGCAGTCCACCATCTGGCCGACGTTATCTCTAGGCTGGCCCCCAAAATCTCCCATTGAGTCTTTAGCAGGCATGGCGCAGCCGTGCGCAAAGACTCAATCATTGTGCTTGCCTTTATTCAATCCCGTTGCTACAGTGACTCCATCAATGCAGTACCGATTGGAGACATCGTGAACGCCATCACTCCCACCCATTTCGCCGCGCTGCGCTCGATCGCGCCGCCGCCCGAAGTCACCGTCAAGCGCATCCGCACCACTTCGCCTTTTGAGGTTGAGTTCCGTGGTGTCGACCAGCACGCGGTGCAAGACGCTGCGCGGTCGTACGCGAACGGCATCGACGCTTACCGCTCGCCTGCTGTTTCGGTGACTCGCCTGGATGGCGACGAGTGGGTGACGACGCTTCGCTTTTACTCCGTCGACTAATTCCGACCCACCGCCAAGAGGAACATTCCATGCAAGAGAACAAGACCGAAGCCGCTGAAGTTGTCACGACCTACAAGGGCTTCAACAGTGACTGGACTTGCCGCGACTTTCAGTACGCGCTGGGCGAAACTTACGAGCACAAGGGCGAAGTTGAGGCATGCGCTGGCGGCTTTCATGCCTGCGAATACCCGCTGCATGTCTTCCGCTACTACAAGCCTGGCACTTCGAAGTTCGCCATCGTAGAGCAGAGTGGCAAGCTGTCGCGTAACGCAGACGAAGACTCGAAGATTGCCAGTTCGCGGATCTCAATCAAGGCTGAAATCGACATTGCCGGCCTGATCAAGGCGGCCGTGAAGTACACGCTGGACCGTTGCACGCCGGCTGAAGGCGCCATCAGCGGCGAACCAAACACTGTGGTGAGCACGAAGGGAGCGAACAAGAGCGCCACCGCCTCGGGCGACTCCGGCGCAGCCACCGCCTCGGGCTACTCCGGCGCAGCCACCGCCTCGGGC